TTAATCAATGCTATAGCAATCTTATCCTGATTTGCTGGACTGAAAATATCTTTATCAACATCAAGACCTGCCAATTCTGCTTGTCTTATTGGTTCTGTAAGTTGATATCTACCGATTGCACCCTTTCCAGGATTATTTTTTCTTATACCAACCGCTTGAGATGCTTCGCGGATTGTCATACTTGTTAGATCTGGATTCTCGTCATTTGGAGCAATAGACGTATATCCACCCTCAGCCGCTCCAACCACATTAAGGATTGGAGTATACCTACCACCAGCAGTTGTTCCCCCTTGTGATGGTACATTTTGTCCTGCTCCTGGTGGTTGTGATGGATCTAAAGTTGGTTCAGGTTCCCCCTTTAACCAATCCTTGAACCATTTTGCAAGATCAAACTCCTGAAATAATTGCACCATTCTGCCAATATCATTTTCAAAAGTTCTTACAGAACCTTCTAATTTTTTAGAATTTTCATTTGCCTCTGTTACTTCTTTAGGATCTAATATACCAGTTATTCTTTCTAAAACTGTGTCAAGTGATGCGGTAAAATCTTGAAAGAATTCACTAGTATTATCAATCCAAGATTGTAAGACTGCTCTTGCTCTTTGTATTCTTTCGATTAAAGATTGGACTGATTTAATAATTCCAGGAAGATTATTCAACAACCATCCAAGAATAACAATACCAACAAAGTCCATTATTCTTCCAAGGAATCCCTTGGTACTTCCCGATATAGATCTCTGTGCGCTAGTAATAATGCTTGGAAGTTTTCCAGACTCAATTACACTTTCTCTCTCTTTTCTTTGTACTGCTTCTCTTCTTGATCTGAATATCTCAGATTTTTTCAGAATTGCTCTCTGCTTTTCTCTATTGTTTACATTGATGCCCCTTTGAATACCAACAGTTGTGGAGTTCGCCTTTTTCAAACCCTCACCAAAAGATGTTAGAGAACTTCTAATATTCCCTAAACTATCGCTATTTTTTAAGAGTGATCTTTGTGCTTCTGCCATTATGCTGAGGGTACGTTAAATGCAGAGACTGCTGTCAATCTGTACATATTGCTTGAATCACTAGTTGCATACAGTGGAACATTTCCAATAGTACCAGATATAGCAGGCGGAGCTGCTTGTGCTGGTGCCTGACTAGGAGGAGGTGGAATTGGAATTGGAACAACGTTGATTGGTTGCTCTGGTGGTGGTTCAGAAACTTTTTCCGCTACTTTTTGTGCTTTTAGAATTGGTGTAATATTTGATGGAAGAGTTCCAGTTTTGCCGATATAATTTTCTTCATTAATGTATTGTTGAACTTCACTAACACTAAATCCAATCTCAGAAAGTGTTTTGTCACCAGGATTGATTTGTCCAGGTTCTAATCCTCTTGATGGATCTCCTGCAAGAGGAACATCTGCAGGTTCTGTTCTAGAATCATCCGAAGCAGGTGTTGGTTCTAACTTTACATCTGGTGTTTCTTTATGACCTGCTTTCTCTGCAGGGTCCAGTTTCTCACCAGACATACTCTCCATTGGTTGCACTTCAGCAGCAGGAGAACTAATGTCTGGTGCATTTGTTGCAAAGAGAGACTGTCCAACACGTATAGATTCTAAGAAATCTACACCAAAATCACTAACTACATTATTTGGAATAACAAATTCCCCATCAGTCAACATAGCGGGAATTTGATCAATGCCTGGTGTTCCTTTCACCAAACCACCTTTGTTAAATCCTGGTGGTTTGGAAGGATCTATTGATGTATTAGGATCTGGGTTTTGATTGGGATCTGGATTTTGATTAGGATCTGGGTTTTGATTAGGATCTGGGTTTTGATTTGGTAGATCCGGTAAGAATGGTCCGATATAAGGAATTTTTTTTATTTGTTCGTTATAAAATTCCTTAGCGGCTTCTGTAATTACACCAATAAAATCTCGTCCTGGTTTTGTAAACAATCCAGCAGCGGCAACAGCAGCAAGTAAAACAGCAACTCTACGAAAACTACCACTTAATAAACCAAGTGCTCCTCTAGATGCAACGAAGACGCCAACAATAACTCCAAGACCTGTTAAAGTCTCTAGTTTTATTTCATTAAGTTTCTTTGTATTACCTTCCGATCGTGCTTTGAGTGCATCAATTACATTATTTGCTAACCATCCACCAATAAGTAAAAGGAAGAAATTACCTAACTTACCCAAAGTAAACGATGCTTTATTTGCTATCTTCTGTGCAGGTGCAATAGCAGCAGCTTCAATTTTCTTCTCAATTACACTCTCTTTACCTTCACGTAATTGTTGCTGTGCTAATCTTGCTTCTTGTGCTTGTTCTTGTTGTTCTTTCTGCCTTTCTAATGCTTGAGTGGTTGCTAAACCTGTACTTATTGCTTGTAACGAAGTATTCAGAGAAGCAACGTCTCTATTGAGTTGAGTTATTTGTGTTGCAACCAATCCAAGTTGCAATGAGTTCTGATTGAGCAACTTGGTTGTTACTGGATCTGGTTGGGCAGGAGTCGCCGCTCCTCCTCCTGCAAATGCAAGGGGTGATATTAGTGATCTTCTACCGCCAGGAGTACTAACCATTCATTTGTTGGGCTTTTAAGTTTTCTTCTTCAATGTATTGTTGGAGGAAAGCAAGATAAATTTCTTTCTCCCAAGGTATCATATTTTCTAATTCTGTTAATGAATATTTATGGTGTTGCATCAAAGCAAAATTGATTCTGAAGTATGACTCAATATTAGTGTGAGCCATACTCACCCGAAAAAACTTGCTAATCCCTCAAGAACAACCTCATTTTCCACATTAGTATTTGGATTTGTCACTGTCATAGTATGAGACAACTTTGGCATTGTCACATAAAAGTTCTCAATTTCTTTGAATTGTTTAGAACTCAATTGCTCTACAAATTCACGAAGTTCTTTCTTAGTGCAATCTTTTGCAGACCAAGATTCTTCTTCACTATAAATCTGCTCAATGGATGACATAATCACATTGAAGGTTTCGTCAAGATTAATTTCACTAACAGCAAAGTTGTTCTTGACAAATTCTTCCATTGATGGATATCTCATTCTCAATGTGAGGTTATCATCAAGTTTGATATCCTTTGAGTGAGTATCATCAAACTGTACTTGAATCTCGTCAAGACTAATCAATACAGGAACTTTAGTTACACCATCATCAGGGCAGGTAACAAGAACCTCAACTTCTTCACCAACAGACTTACCACGAATGTTGAGGAACAAATATTCAATATCAAAAGTAGAAAGTTCTTCTACCTTTACACCTCTTGTGAGGATACAAGACTTGATTACATCCTTAACAGCATTGACAATCTGAGAGAGATCTTCACTCTCCATTGCAATGACAAGAACTTTTTCTTCTTTGACTAGAAATGGTCTATACTTGATCTTTTTTCCAGTCGAAGGAATTACCAACTCATACGTTGGCGTAGCAATTTTTGGTAAAGGCATTACAATCCATGCACGTCAGTAAAATTATTTAGAGAGGTTATTATAATGTTCTTCTCTGAGCAGTAAAGGGAGCAGTGGTATAGATGTTGTCATTCAATATACTACTACCAACATCAAACAACTTCTCACTATTATATTCTGCCTTAAATTTTGGAGTGGAAGAATCGGACAAGAAGTTAGTATCTACATTGGCATTACCAGTTCGTACTTTGTTCAGTGCTTCTTCCGATTGACCACCAGTTCCAGTTCCACTTGGTGGTTGATCTTTGTTACCAGTTGAGTTCAAGAAGTTTGCAAGAGAACTTGATTGTCCAGAGACATATCTATCATACTGGAATGTTGCTGTTGCTTTCAATATCTGAGAACCTTCATATGAAACTGTAGTAGAATCTAATGAAAGAGGATACAGACCATAGAATCTGTACTCGACATATCTCTTATAATCTTTTTCAAACTTTGTAATTATAGTTTGATCACATTTATACTGTTTCGGATAGTTCATTCTAAAGTAGTAACCTGGTGTCAAGTTACTTTGACCATCTCCAAACTCAGTTCCAGATGAGATGAACTCCATCCAGTGTTCAATAAACTTTAGAGATCTATATGTGTTATCAACATAGAACTCCATAGTCATTGGAGTGAATATTCTGGTATGTGCAAATTTCTCTGCAAGACCCATAAAATTACCTGTGACATCTGCTGTAGCAAATCCACTTCCAGGTAAGATTGCTCTACTACATAAGAGTCCGATTGTCTCAGTGATATATCTACTATCAATGCCTCTCTGACCCAAATACTTTCTCAAAGATTCGGCAAGACCACCAAACTGCACCATATAGTGTGAGGTTAGCGAAACCTGCCCAATGACTGGTTTTATTTGAGATATCTTTTTCGGAATTGGTCTTGGCACTCTAAATACTCTTAGGTGATTGTTTAGTTATTTAGATGTCATACAAGGGAAAATACAAACCTTCCTATCCCAAGAAATATAAGGGTGATCCGACCAATATTGTATACCGTTCTCTCTGGGAACGCAAGTTTATGGTCTACTGTGACAACAATCCAAACGTTTTAGAATGGCAGTCAGAAGAGTTCTGTATCCCATATCGTTCACCAGTTGACAATAAGGTTCATCGTTATTTCCCAGACTTCTTCATCAAATATAAGGATGTGAATGGCAAGACCAGATCATCCCTGATTGAAATCAAACCAATGCGGCAGTGCGCTCCTCCACCTAAACCAAAAAGACAAACAAAGAAATATCTGAGTGAGGCATTTGAATATGCCAAGAATCAAGCGAAGTGGAAAGCAGCACAAGAATACTGTAAAGATAGAATGTGGGAGTTCAAGGTAATGACAGAAAAAGAACTTGGTATCAAGTAATGGCAAAGAAGAGAGAAACACTTCTCCAATCACAACGAAGAAAACTTGCTGAACAGAGGGCAGCAAAAGCAGCAGCAGAGGCAGCTCAGAGACCCACAGATACTGATGAAAATCGTAATAGGATTCGTGTAGTAACAAACAAAGTAATCGGTGTCAGAGACCCAGATATCGTGATGAATCAACTGCTTGAAGTCTTAGAAAAAGCAGATGCACCTGTTCCAGGAAAGTTATATGTCTACAAATACGTTGCAATTACTCCAGGTATTAGATACGATAGAAACCCTGTCGTACAGATAAGAAACGTATCAGACAAGGGTTGGGTGGGTCAAAATTTTCATTGGTTAGGAAAGGGTCAATCAATAAGAAATTATCTTGCAAGTGAAGTAATATCTGATGGTATCTACGAAATTTACCCATCAGAACTTAGAGATGTTATGATGTTGCCTATTAGAGATTTCAAAGTTGGCGGCTAAATAACTAAAAACCATCTAAATGGCAGACATTAGAGATAGAGATATTCGTGCAAGGGCAAGTTATGACCCTAGATTTGACAGGGTGAGACCTTCTGCAAAGAAGGCACAGGATGCTGCCAAATCGAAAGAGAAGCAAGGTGGTGATACCAAAAGTAGTCCTACTAAACCAGACACTGGACCAGTAGTCTATCGCTATCCAAGAGAGGCATTATCAGACACTACAGATGCTCTGTTCATATCAATATATGATCAGTTCAGAGGTGAAGGTGGAATGACATTCAACCAAGATGGTCTTGTGCAATATGTGGCAAAAGATCCT